AGAAATTTCCTCGGTATTTCCTCGATAGCCGATATTTCCTTTATTGCCCGCGATATTTATAATTCATGCTCGGAATTGAAACAAATATTACGCGACCAAACTTTCGCGTTCTTAGCGATACAGGGTAACTCATCTGAATATGACGAATTATCAGTAGGCACGTCAAAGGGGTTGTTATATCCGCCCGATAGAAACGCGCCGCAGTATATATCACCTCCCTCAGCGAACGCAGAAGTTTATTTTTCGCACATAGACAGGCAGGTTTCAAAGATATTTCAACTCGCAAAGTTAGAGGGCGGCTCTGTTCAGGCCCCGGCGCAATCAGCGGTTCAGCAATCAGGGGTATCTAAGGCGTGGGATTTTAACCAGACTAACTCTGCCTTATCAAAGAAGGCGGGGAATTTAGAGGACGGCGAAACAAAACTATGGCAGGTATTCGCGACATGGCTGAAGAGTGAATTTGACGGTTCGATAGAGTACCCGCATGAGTTCTCTGTTACATCACTTAATGATGATTTAGATTCTGCGGAAAAGATGATGAGGTTAAATTTAGGCGCGGAGTTTAACAAGGAGGTCAAGACCGCGATTATACAAAAGAAATTTCCGCGCATGAATAAAGACGATATTGATTCAATGATTAAAAGCATGGGTACGCAGGAAGATATGACGGGCAAAGGCGCAAGCGGCCGCCTTATGGATAGACTCCCGTCTCTAATGTCCGCGGCAAACGCCAACTCAGGCGGCAAATAGGAGGAGATATGCCGGATCCAAAGACTTTTACACAGGAACAGGTTGACCAGATTATCGCTGAGAAAACAAAAGGAGCATTAACCCAGGACAGGGTTGATGCCATTGTGGAGGAACGTCTCGCGAGACAAAAGTCGAAGTATTCAGACTATGAGGATTTGCAAAAATTCAAATCACAGCATGAGAAAGAACTTGAGCAGGCGACACAGAAAGAACTTGAGGCAAAGAAAGAATACGAAAAACTAAAAGAGGGATGGACAAAGAAAGAACAAGAAATGTCCGGCGTTATCACCAAAAAGGACGCTGAAATAATTGACATGAAAATCGGTAATGCCTTGATGAGTGAACTAACTCAACAAAACGCCTACCTTGAGGAAAGCATGGCATTGCTTAAATCACAGGCGGTTTTTGATAAGGATAACAACCTCCGCATTAAAGGCAAGACCGCGGACGGGCTTGATACCTTACACTCCGTTACGGAGGGCGTTAAGCAGTTTTTGACAGTACGACCTCATTTGGTGAAAGCAAATAAACTAGGTGGGGGCGGGACACCGCCGGGTGGAGCTGGTGGCGGGGCAGGAGGCGGGGGGGACGACCTGGACTCCCTTAATAATCAATTGCAACAGGCAATGAATACAGGGGATAGAAAAAAAACGACCGAGCTTAGAGTGAAAATAGGGGCCGCGTTGGCCCTTCAAAAAGCTAAGGTCTAACAAAGGAGTAATTTTATGGCGTCCACAACAACTACGACAGTCCTTGAGACTATCCCGACGATACGCGCGGCAGCTCTCTTGGAACTTGACGAGGGCAATGTAGTTCAGCCCTTAGTTACGAATATTCCATTCCCTGGCCCAGGACTGACGCATGAGACACCGTTTATTAAAAAAGAAACGGCGGAACACGCGCAGACCAGTTCACTTTCTTCTCAGGTAATGGAAGCTACGTCGACATATGCCGACGGGTCAAATGCGGAAACGACACCATCGTCCGCGAGTGTTTACTTAAATGGGGCATACATTTTGTTGCAGGACATCGCCGCCATCACTTCAAATAGCGACCTCGCGGCCTTGGCAGGGCAGTTAATCGGCCAGTGCATAGTCGTTCGCAAGGATTATGACCTTGTGAGCTTATTTACCGCAATTAGCATCAATCAGGGTTCTACGACCTCGGCGGCCATGGCCCCGGCTGACCTCTACGACGCTTACGGTTCGCTGCGGAAACAGTTCGCGCCGCTTCCGTATCATCTCGTTCTTCATCCTACGCAGATTTGGAGTTCGCACGGGTTGATTGTGTTGCTTAATAACGCGACAACCTCTATCCAATCGCAAGGGATGGGGACGGTCGGTGAGGATGTGGCACGGTACGGTTTTTCCGGCATGGTTATGGGATTTAATATTTGGGCAGACGCCAATATCCCATTTACCACGAATACGGGTTCGGGTTGCGCTTTTGCCCGCTCGGCATTTAAGAGCGTGAACAAGAGGGATTTCATGATAGAGATACAGCGCGACGCCACAGAAGTTGGCGATAAAATCGTCGGCTCTGAAATGCTCGGAGTATCTTTGTTAAGAAATCATCATGGGAACGAAATGCAATTCCCGTCGTTTGACGCTGTGTAAACTCGAAAGAGGATAACTGGGCGGAGCGGGGTAAACAATTCCCCGCTTTGCTTCAACCCAGGAAAAGGAGAATGAGATGACAGAGAAAAAAATGGACAAGGTAGATAATGTGGAAAAGGCAAAGTTACAGGCGTTAGAGCAGGAAAATATTATTTTAAAACAGAAGCTGGAAGACGCCGAAAAAATAGCGGCAACACAGCCTCTCGTTGATAATATTATGACTGAAATGAGGAAGATACGCGAGAGAGGACAGGCCAAGTCGCATACTATCACCGTTAGGGAGATGTCAGACCACAAGAGGATTTCGTTATGGAGAAAAGACGGAAAGCAAATCGGCCCCTTACATCCCGATAATGCTATCCAGACACTCAACCGATTCGCCAATTTAGGGGTTATGCTTAGTGTTGATAAACCGACACTTGAGCAAATAGAGAAATACAAACAGACCGTCGAATATAAAAAGAGGTTAAAGTGGGAGCAGGACAGGCGCTCGGAGAAGGATAAATCAAGGGCCGCCGGTCAAATGGAGAAGCTCACCGAGGCAATAGCGAAACTTGCCGGAGTGAACGCCAAAGAGATAAATTATCTCTTAACTCCTGATGAGGCAGGTAAAAAATAATGGTACTAGCGGCCGTTCAAGTACAGGCCCCATACTATCAGAGAAAAATACAATGTCCGGGACATTACATGATACCGCCGAAGGTAGACATTTTTTTAAGGGAACCTATCCCTGAGCTTAAAAATTGCCATGACTTCGCCGAGTGGAAAGGTACGCGCATGAGGATTAAGAAAATGCGTATTGTCAAGGACGCCTGGGGCCGTAAGCAGATTGACTGGAAAAAACTCTATGAATTGCGCTCTAAGGGAATTGTCCTCCAACCATTTGTAACGGCAAGTTGGGCGATTGAACATGTCTATGACCCAATAGGTTATCTTTGCCAACATTGTGATAAGCGCTGTCTTGAGGGTAAGGGGATAATAAACGAGCGCACAATCAGACGGTTACACCAATGAGGACGGTTTCGACGGCCTCTATCGTTCAAAAGGCGGTCAAGGCAAGTAGCACAAGACAGATAGCGGCTTCAAGGACATCGGGAAAAGTTGTTGGCGTAAGTAAGACAACAAAAGTAAGCAACGCAAAGATAGGGTCGAATATGGATTTTAGCCGATTTCGTTTCCATAAAACGCCAACACCGGTAACGGACGGGGCGCAAAAAGCTTTTACTATTCCTGATAGTGAAAGTTATGTCGCAGGTTTACTTGAAGTTTTCCTTGACGGTCTTATGCAGATTAAGGATACGGATTACGTCGAGACATCTGCGACAGTTTTCACCATGACTAACGCGCCGGATACGGATGAGGTTTTACGGATTAACTATATAAGAACATAGGAGGTGTCCCATTAAACAACAATTCTTGATTGGCGTAACCGACACTATTCGTCTTACCGTCTACGATAATAACCGCCCGCAGACAATCACGTCAGGCACGGTAGCTCTTTATACGCCCGCAGGCGGGGTATTGCAGGCCGCCGCCGCAGTTTCCGTTGACGGGACAACGCAGGAGATGACGTACGCCCTTACCGCGGTACATACGGCCTCGGCAGATCTAAACTACAAGGCCGTCTGGGATTATATAGTAAGCGCGGTTCATTATTACCAGACGCAGTTATTTGATGTAGTAAAATCCCAACTCTCTATTCCGATCACCGATGATGATTTATATAACGAACTTGAATCGTTGAGAAAAGCAAATTATCAAGTGACAGTATTGGCGACCGGCGGGGCCGCGGGAACATTGATAGATACCAAACGCCGAGAGTCCGATAACTTCTGGAAGGGCGGCACAATAGAGATAGTCGCGGGAACGTGCATAGGACAGAAAAGAGATATAACCGGTTTTACACAATCAACAGGTGTCTTTACTGTAACGCCCGCGTGGACAACGACAACGCCGGATACTACGAGCATTTATGTCGCCGTCAAATCATTTACGAAGAAGATACAGGCCGCGTTCGATAAAATATGCACTATGCTTTATGACAAAGGCAAACGACATCAGTTAACCCTTGAAAGCTCCCAGATCGCCATTCCTCTTACCTATTTAACCCTGCATATGATTTCCCTCGATTTGACCGACGAGCAAAATAGCAGGTGGGATAGATTAGCAACATTATATTGGGAGAAGTTCGATAAATCATTTAATACCATGCACCTTGACTATGACGAGGATGAGAGCGGAACGATTAGCGATGAGGAAACGCAAAAGAGCCAGACTGAGTTAAGGATAGGGAGGGCATAATATGCCGTGTAAAGGAAAAGGAAGAAAGCCAAGACGTTAAGTGGATAAGTTAATCAACGCTCATGTCGACAAAATAGAGGCGTTAGAGGAAAAGTTAAATGCTATTATCGACGAGGAAACGGCGAAGATTGATATTGATGAGGTTATTGCGTCGCCTCAGACTACCTTATCGGTGGTTGCGGAACGCATCAAACGCATCTTCCTCGATGAATATGCGCACGAAGCGATTGAACTTGGATTTGATTTCGGCAGGACAATCAAGAAGCGAATTGAGCAGGATAAAGTGATAAAAATTGATGATTCTAACAACCCAAACTTAAATGATACAGGTCAAGGTAATAAACAGGATTAAGTTTCCGGAGATTGCTTTGCAGGAAGATCTTGAGCATATTGCAAAGAATATTATCATACCTGATATGGTGCGGGGCATAGATAACGGTATGACTATCATGGGCGGGGCATTACCATCCAATGATCTAGCCACAATAAAACGCAAAGGACACGATAGGCAATTGATAGAAACGGGGGAATTGAGAAGTTCATTTTTTCACCGCACCGAAGGAAAAAATAAGGTTATTGTCAGTTTGGATAGCGGGCGTAAGAAGATAGGCAGTTATTTACAGGGCGGTATAGAAACAAAATATGGTATAAAACAATATATATTTTTTGGTATTTCTAAAGACGCTTTTGATATGGCAATTACCTATATGAAGCAAAAAATCAAGGAGCTTACGAGCGGTGATTGAAGAACAAAAACCCATAGCCCAGGCCGGTATTGATAAGGAACTTGCCACCCTTGAGATTGTGGTTAACGGGAAGATAGGCCGGACACTTATAACACTTGAGGAATATATCCAGATGAGACAGGCGCAGGGGGCAACGTTAGAGGTTATCCGCGCTGATCTACTTACTGATTTAGAACAGGGCGGACGTATCTTTGGAGAATTTATAAATGCCATGAAACCTACTTTTGCCGGTTCGATCAACCGTTTCCGCGATGTGGGAACTCTAACCGAATTGGGAGTTGATATTAAATACCGCTGGGTCGCTGTCTTAATAAACACCTGCCCTGATTGTTTGGAAAGGCATAATCAATCGCAGAAATGGGAGGATTGGGAAGCCGAGGGCCTGCCGCGTTCAGGCGCGACTGTTTGTGGACAGAATTGTAAATGCGTGTTGATACCCGAAGAAATCGCAGAGGCAGAACCGATTTTTAGACAGGCGGGATAATGGCGAACTTCGACACTATTAAGACAGGCATAGCAGGCCGCTTAAATGCTTTGGGATATGTTGAGGCCTCACAGATAACCGATTTCAAGAACGCATCGGCTCTTGAATACGGGAATACTTTTATCTTGAAAAGTCTATCCGGTGAAAATGTAGAAGGCACTATTATAGACCGTTTTTATGATAAACAAGATTGGCAGATATTAGTGGCTTTCGCGAGGTCGGAAAATAACGACATTATACAATATGACGCGGCACAGAGGGCAAAGGATTTGATTATTAAGGACTTGGACAATCCCGCTAATTGGACTTCGTTCGTAAAAGTCCTTAAATATAAATCATGGGGGATAGTAGAAACCCCAAACCATTTTGTTGTGGACATCCGTTTGTCCATTATAGATTTGTACATTTATTAACAAGGAGGTTTTATGTATACGAAGAAGACAACCCTTTGGTGCAAGATTGAAACCACCTCGGGGACGGATTCTACCCCGAACGCCACGACCAATGCGGTAATGGCTTTTAATGTATCACTTGATGTTAAGGCCGACATGAAAGAACGGGGAACGGGGAACTCAGACCGTTCTTTATATGCCAATATCAGGGGAAAGACCTCGGTTGAGTTAAAATTCGACGTTGAGTTAAAGGGTTCGGGGACTTTAAATATAGCTCCGCGCTGGGCGCCTTTATTGAGGGCGTGCGACAGGTTAGAGACTATCAATGCCGGTACGAACCTTGTTTACAGTATGGCCCTGGTAAGCGAAACCTGCACTATCTGGGTGGACATTGACGGCATAACCCATAAGCTCGCGGGATGCGCCGGTGATTGCGAAATTGCCCTTGTATCAGGCGAGGTTCCAATGCTCAAATTCACCATGTCGGGGATTTATGTGTTGCCGACTGATATACCTGTTACTACACCTACATATGATTCCACCGTTCCCGTTATCGTGAAAGCTACAACGGTAACTTTCGCTACGTATGCCGCGATAATCGAGAAGATAAGTCTCAAATTCGGCAATAAGGTAGTTGAGCGCACATCAATGAACGCCGCAGAGGGGATACTGTCCTATATGGTAACCGACCGCTCTCCTTCCGGTGTTTTGACCTGTGAGGCAGTACTTCGAGCGATGACCAATTCAGACTATTGGTCGTATTTTGACGCGGGAACCACGAAAGCGATAGCGTCGCTGGTAATAGGAACCGCGGCATACAATATCATTACTATCGCCGCGCCCGCGTGCAAACTCGCGGCTCCGAAGTATGGGGATAGGGATGGGTTACGTACCTTTGATTTGGATTTTGCGATGTGCCGTAGTTCTGGAAACGATGAGATGACGATTACTTTAACATGAGAAAAACAGGTGTTTACATAAGTTTGACCTTCACCTCAAACTCACAGAGGGGACATCCCGTCGTGATAAATGAACCCTACAACCTGACGGCCCCGACCGACAAGACAATTTGTCTTAATAGGAATGATTGCGGACTTTTAGCGTCCTAACTCTTTAAGAGAAAAAGCTAACCCGAATTACTTATTTAAATACTCTTGTCGGGAAAAAGAGTTTAAGGGTTCATTTGAAAAATAAATTAAAATTATAAGACTTTAGGGAGGGTTCCCGCTAACGCGTGGCGGAGAGGTGGCGAGCGGCCGCTCAAAGCCTCACCCTAAAAAACACGTTACCTAACGGAATTTAAAAGGGGAGGGGAATATGATAACAGGAATAGACACAAGTGCTTCACAAGAGTTTATCAGTAAGTACGATACAGGCGAGCCAAAAACTATATGGCGCATAGGGGTATTAACGGCGCGCGCGTTCGCGTATGTCAGTTCTGAAATGTCCGATCCGGCAAAATCTATCAATGCAATGATTGAGATTGTTCGTTTTGCTTTACGCGGATTCGACAACTTCAAAGATAAGGACGGTAACGATGTTAAATTTACTACTAAAAATAAGGACGTTTATTCGCAGTCATTTGCTGTTGTTTCAGATAGTATCATTAGTGTCATTCCTACTGACGTTATCATTGAGCTTGGGGGTAAGATTCTGGAAATAACAAAACTTCCAGAGCAAGTAATAAAAAACTGACAATTGGCTGCTGGCTCTCTTACTTGGGGCTAAATTGTCAGAAATGCAGCGATGGTGTAAAGGAAATAAACGGATGCGAAAAAGACAGTACAATGGGCGAACGGTGGGAAGTGGGATCTTACAAATTAACACGATGTCCATTAAAGATATTGACAATAGAAGGCATGGAATATATGGAAGCATATAGGTTCTATAAGAACGGCATCCTTCCGATGTCCGGCGGGTGGTTAGATCAGGCGCAGACCTTTATTGAGGTAATAGGAATTATAGAGGCGGAAATCGGAAAGGTTGAGAAGGAAATGCAGAAGGCAAAACAATGATTTATTTATTTAATTTGCCGTCGAGAATTTTAAAATATTTATCAATCAATATCTTATCCTTGCTGTTGTCGGCAACCCATTCACCATTATCAATTTTTGGACCATATGATGTCGCAGATATACCACCGGGGAAATAAATTTCGTAAGAGGGGTTTATGATGACTTTAATATTACCATTGTCTATGGAAGAAATAAATATACTTAAAGTGTATTGACCTTTGGAGATCCATGAATCATTTATTTGATTTTTATTATAATCGGTCAGAATTATGCCATTTGATTTATCCATTGACTTTATGGGGAAATTTTCTTGAGTGAGCATTTCAATAGATTTTGTCCAGGCAGTATCAAAAGAAACATTATATATATGTTCGCGTTCCTGGTAAGGGGTAGGTTTTATGGTGGCACAACCTAAAAGTAGGCAACTTAATAATACAACAAATAACATTTTCATGCTTCCAATATACTAAATTTAAAGGAAAAAGTCAATGGAAAACAATTTTGAGATAGTCCTAACTGCTGTTGACAATGCAACCGAGAACATAAGCAAGGTTAAGACAGAATTAAATGGGGTTGCTCAAACAACCAATGAAGTCTCAAAGGTATCTACTACCGCAGGGAAGAATATACAAACGCAATTTAAGGAAGCAAGCAAAGAGGCGAGGGAATTTAGAAAGTCTTTATTTATAGTAACGGCCGCCTTTGCAGGGATGGTGGCGGCAACAAGGGAAGCGGCTAAATATAGCGATGAAGCAAAGGTGTCATATGATGATTTTACTACATCCATGAGAACCTTATCGGTTACATTAGGCCAGATGTTCGCGCCTGCATTGGAAGGAGTGTCTTTTATCGTAAAGGTCTTAACCGATACGATAGAAGCCGCCGTTGCTGGATTTATAAAATTGGGGACTTTTATTGTAGCATTTTTTGAAAATATACGTTCTGGCCCGGTAGAAGCATATAAAACTGCTATGGAAACGGCCAATATGGCCGCAGATAATTTTCTTAATAAGATAGAAGAAACGAGAATAAAGGTACAACAAGGATTGACATTAGACAAGGAAGGAGTTAAGCAATTAGAAGCAATTACAATTCATGCAAATGAAAAACAGGTTGATAGTTGGGGGGCCGTAAAGGATTCTATTTTTGAACTCGGATCGGCATTTTCGGCAGCGGCTGAATTGGGTAGGGCGTGGGGATATGCAGCGGCAGCCGTTGCGATAGGATTGGCAACCATAAATACTGCGGTAGGTGTAACAAAGGCATTCGCTACTTACCCTTATCCTTTTTCAATAGTAATTGCCGGTATTATTGCTGCCGCCGGTGCAATTCAGATCGCCACAATCGCCGCTACTAAATTTCACGAAGGCGGTTTAATTAAAGCCCATTCCGGCCTTGCCGTTGATGAGGTCCCTATTATCGCACAGACAGGAGAAGGCATCCTCTCACGCACGGGCATGTCCGCTCTGGGCGGCGCAGGTATGCTTAACAGATTAAATTCTGGTGGTGGATCCGGTACTTATATCCACATCGAAATCAACAACCCCCAAGTCCGTTCCGATGAAGATATAGACAAACTTGCCGAAGAAGTATCGCAGAGAATAGCAAGAGAAACAGAGAGATTATGAGCGCCACGATACAGTTAAAATTTGGCACCCTTGCCTTAGACAGCACAAACAACATCACCGTAAGCCATATCTCCGAAAAGGCCACAAAGCCGGTACAGACGACTCAGATACCCGTTACGGACGGCGCGATAGCGGAAACGGCCCGTATAGGCCCTAAAACGATAAATATTGAGGGGGATATAGCCGGTGCTGGGTATGACACCTTACGAACGAACCTTGACGCCCTGCACGCAGGATTAATAGGCCAGGGTTTGGCGAAGCTGACAAAAGACAACGAAAGATACATATATTGCCAACTCAAGGACTTCTCATATGCCTACGACCATTTAACGACACGGGCCACGTGGTCAGTCTCATTTATAGCGCATTTTCCTTTTTGGCTTGCGGAAACTCCTACTGAAGTAACTACGTTGGCCAATGCTATAAATAATGCAGGGAATGCTCCCACACGCGCAAAGATAGAGATTACCGCCAATGGAGCGATTACCGACGCTTGTAGATTAGATAATTCTGCCAATAATCAATCATTTCAATATCGGGGAACTATTGCCGCCGCTAAAAAACTTGAAGTTGATAATAGGTATGATACGGATGATTTTGAGGTCTTAAATGATAGCGTAGATGACATTGCTAATTTTGAAGGAGATTTTATTACCTTAAATGCCGGGGATAATACTCTTGCGTATACAGGGACGGCATACGCTTCTATTAAAATAACTTATAGGAATTGTTGGTACTAATGCCTACCGCGATAAAAGCGTCAGATTATAGTATTGAGTTACGGGATAAGGACGGGAATCTGAAAAGATACCTTACGCCGTTTGTCAGTAAGGCATCATGGGAATGGAATAGGCTTGGTGGATGCGGGCGGTGTTCTATCACTATCAATAAGGGATATAGGGATATAATCTTTGACGCAAGGGATGATATACAAATAAGAGTGAATGACCTTGGTGATGTTTTATATAAGACTTTTTCAGATATAGACGATGAGGATATGGCGGATATTACGGATTGGACGGATGCGGATACAGGAACTGGTGCTTCAACACAAGCAACTTTTGACTCTAAATCCTGTATGAAATTAGATACTGGAAATGATATTGGTATGGCAAAACGGCGTCAAGATATAGGAACTTTTGGGGGAAAAACAGCTTTTATGTTTAGTTCTTATTTTGAAAATATTGGGACAATGGCTAATGGCGATTATGCTGCCTTTGCAGCTTTTAATGGAATAATAGGAGTGTCGGTGGTATTTTGTTCCGACGGATTATATGTTTATGGCGGGACAACTTACAACGAAGTTGGAACAAATATTGTAGTTCAGGATACTTGGCAGAAATGGGCGTTTGTAGTCAACTGGACAGCCCAAACGGTTGATATATATAAGGATGATGCATTGGTTGCTACAAACGTGGATTGTGGTTGTGCTTCTGCTATTGCCAATGGAACAGTAGATATTTACCAATGCGGGGCTACAATTACTTATTGTATAACTTATATTGATTATTTCAAAGCCGGGAACGTACCAGAATCAAAACTTGTCTATCGCGGATTTATCGCCAATATTACACCGACGTTAAAAATCAATCAGGATATAGTTCTGGATGTCAGGGGATATTTCGATTTATTTAAAAAGCTTATCGTTCATACTACGGGCGATACAAGAACATACACCTCAAAGACAATAGGTTTTATCGCGGATGACATAGCCGATATATTTATCGTGCCTAATACCCCGATCACCATAGCGGGCGCGCTTACCGCGGGAAGTTTTACCGTAGATTCCATTGATTTCTTATGCACGGTCGATGACGCGTTGCGAACCTTATCCGAAATGGACGGAACAATAGAATACGGGGTTGATGAGAATTTAGTCTTTTACTGGACGACGGAAAGCGAAACGATAAATCACAGGTTTTTTGTGGGGAATAATATTTCTATACTTGAGCGACGTGTCAACTGGGATGATTTAGTCAACAAGATTTATCTGGTAGGTGGCGATGTCGCTGGCGCCAAGTATAAGAAAACCGCGCAGGATACCGGCAGTCAGGCATTATATTATCTCGCCGAGGAAATATTAAACAATTCATCTATTGTTACCGATAGTGTTGCGGCTCAATATATGGGTGCGATACTTCTTGAGCGGTCAACACCGAAATATTCAATATGTGCGACAATAAAAAATACCGATATACGAATGGAAGATACAATTCCAATGGGGCAGGTTTCTTTTTATGATGTTACTTATGACAGAAATTCTTTCGGTGATAATATCGGGGATATTATTGGAGAAACCGCCGACGGGGGAAGTAACATCACAATAGGAGAAACCGGCGAGGGCGGAAGTAATGTAACAATCGGCGGCTCATTCATAGCGCAGGTTGACAGAATATCTTACGAACTATCCGATACATCGGGAAGATTTGAAATTAAAATCCAGCTAGGCGATACCGTCTTAGAGACAGCGGCGAAAATCAAACGACTTGAGCTGGCGATGGCAAGCGTAACGCAATATTAGGGAGGATTTATGGCGACATATCCGGCTGGACTTCCAAGTTTTTCTGCGGTGGCAAATGGCGTAACGAAATTAGTGGCGGCGTTATTTAATTCTCCGAACGCCGAAATTGTCGCTATTGCAACAGAACTTGGCACCGATGTAGCCGGAAGTGTCGGAGATTTAAAGACGCGTCTGGCGGTAAGTTTAGCCGACGATGGAACTTTTAAAGGGATAAAAATTGTTTCTTGGACAGGCAATGGAGCCGATAACAGGGATATAGCACACGGACTTGGGGTAGCGCCAAAATGGATAATGTTATTTTCGTACAATGCAGGTGAAACCGTTGTCCCTATTTTTTGGGTATATGGTATGACGGCAGGAAATTCTGTTAATGCAGGAAGTACTATTTTAACTGATGCCGTAAAAAGCGTGGATGCTACAAATATCAGAGTAGGTACGGGAACGGCTAATACGAATAATTATGACTATGTAGCAGTATGCGGTGTATCAACTTAAAAACAGGAGGGTACAAGATGAAAAAGTTTTTAGTTTTAGCGGTAATCGTATTATCGCTGGCAATGGCGCAAACCTGCTTTGCGGCGCAGGCATTATATTCCAAGGGTTCTGGGGTACTTAGAAGCGGCCCTTGCAGAGTTCTTTCCGCTCAAATGTATGCGGTAACGGCGGCTGATACCTGCATGATTTATGATGCAAACTCGGCAGCAGGATGTTGGGATGCAAGGAGAAAGTTTGAACTCGCCACATCCGTGAATACCAGCAATTCACCGGCATGGGACGCTAATTTAGCGGATTTCCAAAATGGTGTATATGTTTTTTGCTCTGCGGCGACTATACAGGTAACGGTAATCGTAGATTATTAAAACATGGTTACAAAAGTATTCCAATTATTACTTTTGTTATCCCCTGTCTGTATCGGAACTAACATCAATCCGGATATGCTTGATATTATTCTATTCAGGACAGGAGTGATGGTTTTATTTTTAGCTTCCTTGATTGACAAACCTCGCCGTGAAATACCTCGTAATATAAAATACTGCCTCGCCTCGCTTCTTGGGTTATGTTTTATCAATATTTTTGTCAATACTTTCGACCCCATTGTTTTGCATACCGCGTTGAATATTTTTTTGGCGGTAATTGGATTCAGTATTATTTATTCCTACTACGATGAAAAGAAAAGCATGACAAAGTATATTCTGATTGCCGCCTTACTGAATCTCCTGTTTTATATCTCACAACAATTTGGCTTTGACCCGATATTTAATATGCGACCTTACGCCGGTTGCGAGGGTTCGTTCTTAGGTAATAGCCCACGCATGATGACGTACTTTGCTCTGATAACGCCATTTCTATGGCTTCCCTTGTTGATTTTGAGTGTGGCTCTTGGTATATATACGAATCAATTTATAATCTTCGCGCCGGTATTCGTTGTATTATTTATGAGGATAAAAAAACAGTATAGAAAATGGATAGTAGCTCTGGCGGTTATCTGCATAGCATTTTCGTATCACCATATTATTCAATCGTTATCCTATCGGTTTAATACAGCATGGAAACCTGTTTTAATTGAGTTTTTTAAACAACCCCTGATTGGATTAGGATTAGGTAAACAACCTCTGGGCCTTGAAGTTATAGGAAGTAGTTACCTGCAATTCATTATAGGGGTAGGAATACTTGGCGCGGTATGGTTTGGGTATGTATTTAAAAACATCTATAAGGAACTATCCTTCAACGCCGAAAGTATGGCCATTGTATCATTAGGAATGATTTGTTTTGTGGAATATCCTTGTGAAATTATGAGGTTATGGTTTACTATTATAGCAATAATTTCAACATGGCTAATAAAAGTGAAAGCTACATGAAAAAAATATTCTCAATGATTCTGTCGGTTCTTATAATAACAAATAATTTATATGCCGCCGATCCAAAAGCAGACCATATCCGTATTGATGACGCCGGATCGTATTATATCCTTACGCAAGTAGAGGGGGCCTTGCAGGAAATCGGCGCCGGTACTGCCTTAATCGGCTACCTCAAACTCGACTGCTCTAATGACCCGTTGACTGGTGATTTAGATTTAGGTGCTCATGACCTTACCACCACAGGCACAGGTAGATTCGATTCGGGATTATTTGTAAATGTTGCACCAAGCACCTCATATAATATACAGAGTGAATTAACTGTAACTTCTGGGATAAAATATAATATATATGGGGGTACTATTGTTTCTGGGGACAATTGTACGGTTTTCGGTTTAAAAAATGCTGGAACGGTTACTGGAGCAAATTCGAGTTACGCAGGTTTATATAATAGTGTAATTTCAAATACTGGTGCTGACCAAACTATATATGGTATGTTTCAGCAGGTTGGACCAGGGCGTAGTGATACAACTTGTTATGGCGAATATCTCCTTTGTAATTCTGCTCCTCTTGGTGCTCCTACAGTTAACCAAATAGGACTTATGATTGGTTGGGGTTTTGGTGGAGAAGCAGACCCAAATAATAAAAGATGGGCTATTTATAATTCTTCAACGGACATTGTTTCTGGAAAGATATTTTTAGGAAAAGATGATGTTCCTACTTATTGGGGAACAGGTTATGATGCAAAGATTTACTGGACGGAGACAGGTAGTAGTAGGTTGATGATAGATGCTTCTGCGATTGATTTTGATACTGCTACTATCACCACCACAGGCACAGGAACATTCGGTTCAGTAGTAATACCTACAGTCTTTACCGCAATGACCGAACCTACTGGGTTTGTAGACAAGACAGCGACTTTAAGTTTTGTGGATGCTACGAGAGTGTTTACCATCACAGGCAATCACGATATTTATATCAACGGAGTTAAGACTTCTAAGACTACCACTTCAATTACAATAGATGACGCAACGGGAATGAATTGGGTTTACTATAATGCCTCTGGAGTTCTTTCACAGGCAACTTCTATCCCTTCGTTTGCCTTACCTTTAATAGCCACAGTCTATTATAACACGGTGACTGATAAGGGTCTTTTAGGCGAGGAACGCCACGGAATAAAGATGGACGGGGATACTCACCATCTTTTACATAATACCG